GATTGCGGTGCGTCCGGGGCGGTCGCCCCCGATCTCAGGGCGCGCATTTGCGCCTCGATGGCTTGGCGCTCGGCGGTCGCCTCCTTGACCGCCCGGCTTAATGCCGCCACGGTCGCCGCGTTTTCCTTGGTGGGATTGTTGAACCACCCGTCCGGTTTCAGGACCGGCTCCCGCGCCGCCGCAATGGCGGCCCGCTCGCTGGCCTGCGCATCCTTTAAGCGTGTCAGTAGCGCGGCATATTCCATTTTGGCAAAGGCGTCGGGCTGGTTGGCGTCGGGTTTGATATACGCGCCACCCGGGCCGATTGCGCCGCTAAACCCCGGCAGGTTGGCCGGCGTCAGTTGCAGCTTGGGTTTTGGCGGCGTGGGAAACGTCTGGTTGAACCAGCCCAGAATATCCCCCACTTTTTTCTTGGACTCGGGGTTGCTGGCCACATCGCCCGGGGCGGAAACCTCGGTGCTGACACTCACCCCATGTTCATTCTGGCCGGTCAATCTCAGCTTGAATGACCCGTCTGATTCTTGATCCGCCGGAAATTGCTGAATCTGTGCGCCAAACTCCGCTGCATCCGGCGCGGAATGCCAGACGCCTTTGGACTTCCATCGGTAACGCTCCATATTCGTCCGGCGGTTGGCCTCGTCCAGCATCCCCATGCGGTACGTATTATCGTCCGTGTCCCGCTGGATTTGTTGCGCCAGTTGGCGGTTGCGAAAATCGTTGTCGGCGTCCAGTTGCCGCTCGCGGCCAAAGGAATTTCCCGCGTACTGGATGGCCTGTTGCAGTAATTCCGCTGATGCAATGTTCATATCAATTTCTTCTCAGAGGCTTCCATCCGGCATTGCCCGCCGCGCCCGCGAAATTGATGGCGGAGGACAGCCCCACCATCCACGGGTTCACCTGATTCGCTTCGTAAGCCTGCGTCGTGCGCCAGTTGTTGAGCGCCGCGCCGTGCGCCGCCTCGGTGGTGCCGCCGGGCAGGGTCGGCAACGCTCGCCCGCGCACCATCGGCGTCGGACCAGCGTGCGCGCCGGACAACGCGCCAAACTGGCTTTGCGGCGTGCGCCCGTTGACTTGGGCGCTCAGGTTGGAAAGGTTCTGCTGCTCGCGGCGGTAGGCGGTATCTTCCGGCGTGGCCCCGCTGGCCAGCCAGCCCAGCGCGTTCTGCCGGGCATTGGCTTCGCGTCGCTCGCCGGCAAACCCGGTGGTCAACGGTTGCTGGAAATCGGCGGGTGTCACCGGGCCGCCCCGCTGCGCCAGCGCTTCCGTCACGGCGTTGTCCAGCCGCGCCTGGTCGGGATCACTCAAGCCCTGCTGGCCCGCTGCCGCCAAAGCTTCGGTCACTTGCGCGTCGAGCAGGTCCGCAATCGGCCTGTCCGGGTTGCGGTCAAGCTGGCTTTGAATCAACTCGTTCATTTTGGCCCGCGCCGCCACGCCTTCCGGGTCCGCCAACGCCTGTTGCTTGAGGTTTTCCTCAATGAACTGCGCGTCGTACTTCCGCGCCAGGTCCAAACCCAGCTTGGCCTGGGCGTCGGCCAGCTTGGCCTGCACATCCGCCTGGCCGTAGCCGGAAAAATCAAACTCCTTGGGGCCTTCCGGAATCTGCACCGTGCGGCTGTAAGCGCCACCGTCGGTTTTCCGACCGTGATACTTCCCGCCCGGCGCCCATTCACTGGCCACATACGGCACCTCCTTATAGACCTGCTTGCGCTGGGGGATGCCGCCCAGAAAAATGTTTCGAAGGCTTTTTTTCTTATCGAGTGACCAGCCCTCATGGACTTTGATGAACTGCCGGGTCTCTTCGTGCGCCGGAAAGTTGTCAATCGTCACCTTGCCGCCCTGCTGCGCGGCGGCCTCCAACTGGCGCTGCAGGGGCAACAACCGCATTTGCGTGGCGGAAAGTTCCCGGCTGGAAGCCGCAAGATTCGGCTGCGCGTTGCGCGCCGCGCTGGCCTGCGCGGCAGACATGCCCACACTGGCGCCGATGCCGGCGACGCTTACCCCAATGGCTACCCAACTCATAACGCTTCTCCTTTCTCCGCCTGTGCCTTGAGCGCCGCCACGGCCTGGGCGTGGTTTTCAAACGCGGCACTCTTGCGAATCAACAACGGCTCCAAAATGTCCAGGTCGGTTTCGGTCGTCGGATGCACGGTGGCCCAGCGCATATCCTCCTTGATGTACAGAATTTTCCGCACCCCCGGCTGGCTCACAAAGACGTGAGGCGCGGCAATGTCCATCACAACGCCGTCACAAAGCACGGAGGCTTTCCCGCTCAACACCACATTGAAATGTTCCGTCTGATGCTCGTGCCCGATGACGAACGTGCCCTTCGGCATGAACACCTCCCGGAAATAAACCCCCGGCGCGAACTGATGTTTCAGCGGGCAATTCACCTGGGGCAGGTCAAGCAACCGCGCTTCCACCGCCTCAATCTTTTCGAGGGTCGGCGGAAACGTCGGCTCGGTTTCTTGAATGGCGATTTCGGCAGTCATGGTCAATTGCCTCCCGGTCGGCCCCACGGATTGACGCCGGGCGCGCCGCCGGGCGCGCGCTGTCCGCCAAACGCTCCCATATTGCTCATGGCGCCCAGCGCGCTGAATCCGGTGGACAAGCCCGCCGCCCACGGGTTCACCTGCTGGTTGGCCCAGTTGATGTTGCCGCTGTAAATGGCGCTGGCGTCCTGCATCCCTTGATACCCGGCATTCAGATTCAACGCTTGCGTTGTCACGGCGCCCGGGTCAAACGGCGCCGCCCCGGTTTGCGCGCCGCTCAAGCTGGCGAACTCCGTCACGGGCGACTGGCCGCTGGAAAAATTTCCCAGATTGGAAAGGCTCTGCTGGATGCGCCGGTATTCCACATCCTCGGGCGTCACCCCGGAATTGAGAAACCCCAAAGCCTGAGCTTGCCGTTCTTGTTTCAACTGGTCGCCCGCCTGCACCACGGCGCTGGCTTCCGCGCTCGCGGGCGCGTTGCCGAGAAAAATCCCGTTGGCAATCTGTTTGCCGCGCACGGCCTGCTGAATCTCCTCCAACTGGCTGCCCGGCCCGGTCGTCAGGTTGCCGCCCCTGGCCAACATTGCCGCAATCTGCGACTGCAAATCCTCCGCCAATGGCCGGTTGGGATTCTTCTCCGCGTCGGCCAGGATGCGGTCAAACATCTGCCGACGCGCGGCGTACCCCGCCGGGTCGGCCTGTTGCAGGTTGGCCAGTCGTTGCCGGATGTAATCCGCGCCGTAATTGCGCTGGATGTCCAACATGGCTTGCGCCATCTGGTCGGAGACCACCGCATTGTTGTCCGCCGTGCCCAGCCCGGTAAAGTCATAGAGCCGCCCGTTGATGACTGCCCGCCCGCCCATCTGCGCCAGCGCCTCGACCTTGAGCCGGTCCGGGTAGTTGACCATGTCCTCGATGGCCCCGGCCACCGCCGCCTGGTTCGGGTCCGGAATTTTTGGTTTGGAAAAGAGTCCCATAAATCAGCCGGCGTAAGCTTTGGGGAACGCGGCCACGGTGATGTTGCGCAATTTGAACCAGCCGCTGGTGGTTTCGATGCGCAAATACATCTCGTTGAACGAGGGCAGTGACCGCAGGCTTTTTTCCACCTTGCTGGGCGCCACACTGGCCAGCCGGAACGTCCCCAACCTGCCAACTCCCAACAGGTCGCCCGTGGGCGCGATGGTTCGTTCAAAGGACCGCACCGAGGCCAGATCAAACCAGGCCGACATGGTCAGCGTGGCGCTCCCCGCCGTGAACCGCAACAGACAGTTGTAAGACTCCTTCTGGCTGACCGCGTCGCCAAACTGATAGGCGCGCGTCCAGACTTTTTGCTCGATGTTGCGGCCATTGTCCCGGTAGGTGCTGTCGCTGTTGGTGTCGCTGGCGTCCTTCCAGTAGTTGACCAGGCCGGTCGAATCGCCAAACAGCCATTGTTCCACCCCGTTGAACCGGCTCTTGCAAAACGCCGCGGGCGTCCAGCCGGTCCAGCAGCCCAGCCAGCAGCCCAGCCGCGTGTTGAATACCAGGAGCGCGTTGTTCGTGGTGCTGGTGTCCAGGGGCACCGCAAACGCCACGAATTCCTTGTAGCTCGAAGCCACCACCTGGCTGCGCGCCGCCGGGTTGATCCGGTTGATGTATTGCTGCACGGGCTGGCTGATGGGGGCGGAGAGTTGCCACTGGGAAGCCGCCGCCTGCATCCGCTGCAAACTGCGCACGCCGTCCTGCGCCAGAAAAAACACATCGTTGGCCACCGCCGCCACCGCCCGTTTGCCCACGCACCCCACCCCGAACCCAAGCGGTTCCACCACGGTGGAAGCCTGAAAGTTGACCGGCTCGCTCGTCGGGTCCGCGTTGCAGAGCCAGACGCTGTTGGCCTTAAAGACAGCCAGCACCGAACCTTGCAGGGAATGGAGGGCCACAATCGGATCCCCGTCGCCTGTGCCGATGCGGAAACTGCGCGTGGTGGCGTTCCACTGCCCGTTGCCAAAGGCCAGGCGGTTGCTCACCCAGATGGTATCCCGCGCATCGGCTTGGCCCGCCGCAAACATGCGTCCAGTGTGCCAGCATAGAATCGTCACCCCTACCGGAGGGTCGGTGACCGGGTTGGTCCCGCAGACGGTAAGGTTCAAACTGCCGTCCAGGATCGCCAAGGCATTGGCCCCATCGGAAATCAGGCAGGTATCCACCCCTTGGGCAATCTCCACCCGCGAATCCGAGGCCGCGTTGAAGGTCGGGGAGGTTAATTCCCAGGCGTCGCCAAAACCGCTGCACGCCCGCAGACTGCCATTGCACACGGCCAGAATGTATTTGCTGGCCGTCGTTTCAAAATAAACCAGTGTCCGCACCGGACTTTCCACCGCCACCCCGGTTTCCGAAAGCAGCGGACTGCCATCGTCCGCCAGCAACGGCGTCCCGTCATCGGCCAGCAACGGCGGATAGCTGATCGCTGCGCCTTCGGTGAAGGCGTCCGCGCCCGGCCGCGTCCACGCTTCGAAGTTGTCCCGCACGATGATGTTGATCAACTTCTGGCACTGGTCCGGTTCAATCAGCGTGCTGCGCCGGTAGTCGTCCTCGCCCCCGGAGAAACTCTCCTGGCGTTCAAAGACCAGTTGGTCGTCCAGTTGTTCGTTTAACAGGGCTGGCATTGCGCATTTATTTCAGTACCCGAAAGGCTGGGCATGACTGGGTTGGCAAAAGGCCAGGTCGCCGTACCCGCTGTCGGGCATGATCCGGTGATTGCCGGCCTGGTGAAACGCTTCGCTGTTGGCCAGTTCCCGGAGCAGCGCCATTCCCTCTTCCTGGGCCAGCCGCGCTTTGCCGTGCTGTCGCTGCCGCAGGAGCATGTCCCCGCGCGCCAACGCCAGCAAACACGGCTCGGCGTTGTTGATCGGAACCAGGTCGTAATCCCCCAACACCGGGCAATAGCCCTTGCCCAACACGCGCACGGACAAGTTGGCGGTTGGCAGCGCGGTCAACCGCAGGCGTTGGCGCAGGGGCAGCGCATTGCTGGAAAACGTCAGCAGATCAAAGGCGGTCGGGGTGCCGTAAATGGCCGTGGGCGCCGGGGTGTCACCAAAATTAGGTGTCCATCCGGTCAACGGGGGCACATTCACCGTGCTGCCCGTGGCTTGATACTGGTTCAAGGCCGAAGGGCGCGCGGCCAAATACCAGGTCAACCCGTCAAACGAGGTGATGTCCCAACCCGTGGCCGCGTTGACCCATAACCGGATGCCCAGGCCCTGGTCGTTATTGGTCACAAAAGCATAACTCCCGTTGGCCTGCGTGGTGCCCGCCCCCAAAATGGTGATCGAGGTTGCGGGGTTCAGCACGGGCCATAACCCGGCCGGGAGGGTCGGCGTGGTGGCCCTAAACAACACCAGCGCTCCGGAAATCGTCCCGGCGGCGTTTTGCGTGGCGGCCGCGGTGGATATTCCGTCCGTCGAGTAAGCCACCGTCACCGCCCCCGCGCAATCATCCGCCAGCCGCACATCCGTGGCCGTCGCAAACTCCCAGAGACAGGGCCGCAAGATTTGAAACTGCGTCGGGTCCCCGGTCATGTTCAAATAGTCCAGGTCCGTCCGGTAGTAACTCTCCAACGAGGCGACATTAAGCGCGTGATTTGATTGCCGCACCGCCAACACGGAGGCAATCTCCGGCGGCAGCAACAGCGTGCCCCGGCCCGGCAACCAGAGCGTGTTGGCCAAATCCACGCTTCCATCCGTGCCCAGCGTCATCGTGGCTTCCAGGAGTGACGCCCGCCACAACTGGCCGTTCCAGATCATTTCCAGCCGCCGTTGCAGGAACAACTTGGCCGCCGCCACGTCGTCCGTGTCGTTCATGCCAACCTGCTGGCAGATGTGGGCGGCTAAAGCGGTCAGATTCATGTTGTTTATTCCGGGTTGATCAACACCTGCACCAGCGGATAATTCAAGGTCAACCCGGCATTGTAGCTCGGCGTGGTTATCACGCGCACCTTGTCCACCTGGGGCGCGCTCGTCCCCAGCGCCACCCAGCCAAAGGCACCGTCCGACCGGCGCTGAGTCGTTCCGGTAACATAGTACAGGTTGTTGGCCGCGTTCGTGCGAAACCACACTTCATACACGCCATCCAGTACCGTATTGGGGCCTTGCACGTATTGGGTCACGTCCGCATTGAACGACGTGAAATTGGTCAAATAGAGCAGTCGGTTGGCCGTCCCGGACCCGGCGCCGGTCACGTTGAGATAATTGGTGCCCCCCAATGCGTCATTCCGGTTGGTGAAGACCCGCAACCAGGAGTTGTTCGTCGCCTGCGCCACCACATAGAACAGGCTGTTGGTCTGAAACTCCGCCACCTGGATCTGGCTCGCGTTGGTAATCACCGACACCGCGTAGGGAATCCCGGCGGTGAACACGTTGGTCGGTGCGTGGATCAGTTCGCCCGTTGAATCCGCGTCATTGAACACCGGCAGGTTGGCGGCATAGCCGGAAAACTGGACGCGCGCCTGCGTGTACGGCGGCAGGGTGTTTTTATTCGTCAGATACTGGTACAACCCGCCCAGCGTCACGCTGGTATTCGTCGCCTGCCTGCCCGCGTGGATCGGCAGCGTGTCTGTATCCAGCAATGTCGCCGTGTTGGTCTGCGGGCTCATCCACAGATCGGTGATCGGGAAATTGGTCGAGACCCCCCAGTCGTTGGTCTGGTAAAGGCCCGGCCCGGCGGTGTTGGTGCCGTAGATGTTAACCCCGTAAGACCGCCACGGGCGGAACACCTGGTCATAGGTGTAGGGCAGGGAAAAGTTCGTGCCCAGGTCCGCCGCCACGGCGCTTTCAAAATTGCTCAACGTGATATACTGCGGCCCGCCGCCATTGGTCCCAAACGCGAGCACATGGGGCCGGTTGGTCGTCTGCAGGCCACTAAACGCCCCGGACCACGCGGGCAAGGTCGGGCCGTTGGTGGTGGCCAGGACCAGCGCGGCGGCGGAAATGTTGGTACTGCCAAAATACAGCACATTGGAAAGCGTGATGACATTGATCGCGTTGTTGGTCGGGTTATAGACCGTCAACCGTGCCCAGGCCGGCGCGGCGGAAATCAGCGCCGGCGAAAGATACAGGTTCGTATTCGCATACAGCGCGCTGGTGGCCGACACCCGGCGGTAAAACCCCGAGCCCGCGTCATACACCAGAAAATCATAGCCGCCGGGCAAGGAGCCGATGCGCGTCTTGCTGGTGTAAAAATCCGCCCCCACGGCGGCGGTATCAATCAAATTATGCAGGTCCGCGGCGGTAAGCGTCTGGCCATCCGTCAGCGTGACCCCCCGCACCAGTTCTCCGCCTGGACACGAGACACACGCCACCCACAGCAACAGGAATGAAAAAAGGATTTTCATGGCTGGCCCGGGTCCGGTTCCACTTTCCAGTGCGGCGGCAGTTCGCCCTTGAGGCGCGCGATGCACAGGGCTTGCACGCCGTCGGCCATCGCATTTTGTTCGGCGGCAGTAATCACGCCGGACGTGAACAGGCCCGCGATAAAATTCCGGGCCGTGCTCGCAAACGCGATGACGTCGGGCGCGATGGCCATCGCGCCTTGAATGACGGCCATGATGGCCAGGGCTTGGGCTCCCATATTATTTTTCTCCTTTCGACGAAATGACCGTGAGGGCGGACGAATTCAACTGTTGCAGTTTGCCGAGTACCGTTTGCAGTGTGCTCAGATTCGCGGCGGTCGGCGCGGCGAGATACGCCTGCCGCGCGACGGCGTAGTCCAGCCAAACTTGCGACGCGCCCGCGCGTAGTTCGTCCAGGCGATGCTTTATTTTGGGCGAGATGGCCCAAAGCGCGGTGCGATTTTGCTTTTCGTATTTGAACGTCACGTCCAACGCCTTATAGGCGAGGTCGAAACTCGCGTCCGCCGCGTAAAGCTCTGGCATGGCGGCGGTGGTTTCAGTTTTGGCATACGCGCCGCCCGGCTCGAATTTGTTTTTCGCGAACAAGCCGCACCCGGTCAGCAGCACCAGCAGCGCCACAGCTTGGAAAATGGAAACGGTTTTGATTTTCATGGTCACGGTTTGTAGTCGTCCTTTGTGGGCTTGGGGATGGCGGGCGGTTCGTCCTCGTCGTCGAGCTTCCCGCCGAATTTGTCCTCGATGCGTTTTATAATAAGCCGATGCGTGGCCCACGCGGCGAAGCCCAGAATGAAGCCCGCCACGAGGTAGCGCACGCGATCCACCGGCGACCAGTTCAGCGCCAGATTGAAGCCCGCGCCGAAAATCATCACTACGAGCGGCGTGAAACGGTTCGGACAAATCCGGATTGCGCGCCAGACGTAGCCGATGGCAATGCACAGTGCGAACACCAGGATGCCCGCCGGGGCGACCCGCAGAATTTCGTCCGCTTTCAGGACCTTGTCCCAGTAGGGAATTGAATTTGTGTTCATGGGTTCGATGTGCGTTTAAGATATTTCAGGTCGGCGCGGATCTCCAGAAGGATGTCGCGTTGCTCCCGCAACTCGCGCGCGGTCTGCGCATCGGTTTGTTGCAACGCTTCGAGCTGGTGATCGTGTTGCTCCAGTTTCATCGGGGTTTGAAAATATGCTTTGCTGATGCCCGCCACCAAACCCACGCCGGCCACCACGATGCCAATGGCCGTCGCTGCGGTCTTGAGTGGAGTGGCGGTGTCGCCATTGATTTCCGCGCGTTCATTCCACGACATTGCGGCTCCTTTCCGTTTTCTCCCTTGGTCCGGCCTTGAGGTGCTCGTAAATCGTGCTGCGCGAGATGCCCAGCCGCCGCGCCGCCGCCGCGCGATTGCCCAGGCACGCGCGCAACGCTTCGAGGATCGCGCGGTCCTTGACAACCTCCAGCCCCGAGCGGTCGGGCGTGGCAACCGGCGGGTCGCACCACAAAACTTCGACCGGCCAGCCGCCGCACAAGCGGCCCAGCGCACAGGCGTAGTCCAATGCGGATTGATGTTGTTCTTGGTCGCTCATGGGAAAGTAATGCGCTCAACCGTGCTCGCGATGCGTAAGCGATGAAACGTAGTCGGCGGGTTGGTGCGGATGAACACCGCGCCCGCGTCGGTGAACGGCCCGGCGGGCGAAGCGCTCCGCTGGTCGTAGCCGGTTACGATGGTCCGCGTGCCCAAAATTCCGGCGGCATTGCTGGGCGATGACTCAAAGCCATTCGCATCATACGCGGTAGCTTCAGCGGCAATCGGGTAGTTCGCGTGTTCAATCGTGTTCGTGCGGCTCAGGCCAACGTCCACCACGTTGTTCAGACTGTTCACATCCGGGCCCCAATGGAGCTTGTAGCCGGTGACTTCGGGCGACGGGCTGGCGTCGAAAACAAAAGTTGTCCGCAGAGAATTGGTTGGCGTGGCTACCAGCGCGGGCTTGGCCGGACGTGCGAATGCAATTGATGTCAAAGGCTGCGGTCGCGGCGTTGCCGTGCAGCCGGCCAGCAGCAACAGCGCAACCGACACGAACACGCGAGCGAGTGATCTCATCGGCTGGCGAAATGTTGGTTGTGGCGCAATCATTCTTTACCAGGTTGCAATCGCGACGCGCTTCCAGGTGTTCGCGGCGGTGCAGATGTAAATGTAATTCGCATCCCAGACGATAGTGCCCGCAGTGCCGGCGGCTGATGCGGACGTGGGTGTTTTGAGTGTCGAGACTATGTTTGTGGTGGTGATTGTTCCCCAAGGCTGCACCGTGCCGAGGGTCATGCCTCCGCTTGCATTTGGACTAAAGTCGGTGGCGGTCATGTTGGCGCGAATGGCGGTCGCACCGGCATACGTTGATGATAAACCAAAACCAATGACTGTCGGTCCCGGATAACCAATCGCTTGAACGTCTCCACCAATAAACAGCTTGAAAAATGAGGATGGCGAATAATCTTGCAGGGACATAACCTTTCGATATGCCGTTTCATTGCCGTTGGCTTGCTGAAGATTCATTCCCCAGATGATGTTGTTCCCCGCAACGCCAGGTGAGCCGGCCTGCGCGCCGACAATCAAATCACCGTTGTTGAGCGCGCCCATCCTAAAACGCACCCTGTCAGTAAAATCATTTCGCGCGGTCCATACATTGGTTTTGTAGTAACCCGGCACGTCCTCGTTGTTTAACAATATCGGTTTGATGATGGACAAGATTTTCTCACCAAAGAATGCGTGGCCTTCGGTGTTCAAATGAATGTTGTCCACATACGAATAGCGGTTGGCGTTTCCAGAGTTTGCGGTCGGGGCATAGCCGGTAATCCACCGCTCGCGACGAGGCGAGGCAAAGGTGACGTTCGTCGTCAAGGCGCTCGCTTGCTCCAAAAGCGTTTCGCAATACGCATATTCCGGGACCGTGCCGGCCAATTCATTGCCGACTTCCGGGCCGATGACAAAAATTGGCATTGCCGGAAACGCCGCGCGCGTCTGAAGCAGGACGTTCGTTGCATATTGAAATACAATGTTGGTTTGCGACGTGTTGGTGGTGAACGATTGGTCGTTGTAGCCACCGAAGAAAATCAATGCGTCCGGTTGCTCCCGCTGAATGTCCGGCAGCCGCCCCAAATAATTTGTGTACCCGCCGCTCCCCGGGTAGAACCAACCGGTTCCGGATTCGCCATATCCGAGAACTTCCCAGTCCGGCAATCCCGCCTGCACCGTGCTGCAAATCGAACGCAATAAATTTACATAGTAGCCGGGAGTCTGCTGGATGTAGGAGTCGCCAATAATCATCAATTTGTGGGTTGGCCTCTTCGTTTTCCACAAAGCATTGGTGACTGGCACATAGACGCCGTTGAAATACTCAGGATTGAGAATTTGAATGGTGCGTTGTTTGAGGGTGGAGAATTGCAGCCGCACAAAATTTTGCGCGTAGGAAAGTGGAACAGACCGCAGCACATCCACCCCGTCCACGGTAAAATCACAGCGTTGTCCGCCACCAGCCATGGAGGCAATGAACTCTTGCGAGTCTATGCCAAAATTGATTGTGACCAGCGATGCCTTGGCGATACCTGGACCAGCGATGCCGCTTTGCTCATTGGTTGGTGCGTAAAAAACATTTCCCGGGCCCGTCAACACAGATGAAAATTTTCCACCCATGATTGTAAAATTCGTCCCGCCCGCGAACGCATAAAAAACATAATTTGAATCCGGGGTGGTTCCCGATGACGTGAGGTTTGTCACGTCCCCGCCGTAGTCCGGCACGGTGGCGAGATGCCAATTGGTCAGCGCAATGCTTAGGTTTAGTGCCTGAGTCGCCAGCGTCGCCGTGGCGGCGTTGCCGTAAAGGTTCGTGGCGTTGATGGCATTCGTTGCCAGCGTCGCCGTGGCCGCATTGCCGTAGAGGTTCGTGGCGTTGATGGCATTCGTCGCGAAGGCAGCGTGAAAATTGGCATTGGCGCTGAAAGCCGTGAACAGTTGGTTGCTCAACTGCCCGAAACTGGTGTGGCGGCTGCCGCCACCGGTGTCGTTTACCGTGGTGATCATCAGGGAATTGCTGCTCAACGTGGAAAGGTTGGGCAGGTCCTTGGCGCGCTGCGCCAAAACGGGCGCGGCGGTCAACACCATGAAAACCGCCACGCCCACCCACCCACACCAAAGGCGAAAAGTATTCATTTCATGTCCCAAATTTTTTTCAGTTTCCCGGCCTTCATGCCCAGCGCGCGTTCCATTCGGGTTGTCCCCAGCTTTTCCTCCATGTCTTTCAGCCCCCGGGGCGCGGCCACGTCCACGTCGGTCGGGTCCGCCACCCCCTGCCGGAAACCCGGGGCGCGCCGGCTGTCCAAAATCTCCCGGAGTTTGCTCATTGCCCGTCCATTCGCGCCGCCTCGGCAGCCATCAGGGATTCCTCATCAGCCAACGTCTCCCCGCCTATCTCCTGGCCGTTGACCGTGGCGCGTTCAATGGTCGCCAGCTCGCCATTGATGGCCGTCACTCTGCCGGTCACCTGGTAGCTGACTTCGTCCCCCACTTCGGGCGGCGTCATTTGCTCCCGTTCGTCCGGCATGGCCAGCGCGCCAACCGGCACGGTATCCTGACGGGCCGCGCGCGCCGGGGGACTGGGTGGCAGGGGTGACCCGTCACTCATGGTTTCAGGGATTGCTTGGTTTGGTATCATGCCAACTTCCTTTTTTAAGCGAGGATGGCGGATTGTCGCCCGCCATCCTCGGATGAATCACCCGTCCGCTTTAGGCGAAGGTGGACTTGGTCCGCAACAACAGGTGGTGCGGCACTTCCCCGGCCACGTTCGTAATGAGCGCCTTGGCCCCGTACATCGCCTTCCAGCCCAGTTGCACGTACAACCCGAGCGGGTTGGCATGGTCCGGCTTGTTGATCAGGATCAACTGCGGCGACATTGGACTGCCCCCCGCCTTCGGATTGTCCATCCCGGGCACTCCAAACGCCGCGTCTCCCAGATAGATCGTTGAGAAGTTGACCCCGGTGGCGCTGAACGTCTTGTAGGTCGCCCCCTCGCGAAACGGATTGTGCGCCTCCACAAACACCACGCCGTCGAGCATGACCTGCGCGTTTTTGTAGAGCTTGTCCGAGTCCACGTTCGTCATGGCGTTGGTCACCGTGGTGTCCTGCCGCAAGTCATGGATGACTTCCGGCGGGGTCACAGCCACAAACCGGCCATTGATTTTCGGCACCTTGGCGGCCTTCAACTGCGTGATCGCCTTCAGGTTCTCCGCCCGCGTCATCTTGGCATTGGCGGCGGATAACGCATGAAAGGTGGCGAAGTCCGTGCTGGATGCGCCCGTGTTGGCCGTTCCGGCGAACCGCTCAAAATACACTCCCGCGCCATAGACGGCGTTGGAGTCGTTCAAGGCGGTCACCAGCGCATTGCGGCAGACGGTGTCCAGGTCCAGCGCGGCGTCGGCCCCCATTGTCTGCGTGTAGAGCTTCACCGTGTCCAACAGGTCGGTGGCCAGCACCAGGTCGGTGATCTTGGCCAGCGCCCCGCGTTGCGTCAGGGGCACGTCCACGTAGCCCACCGCCACTTCGGAAAGCGTGGCGGGAGTGACGCCTTCGCCGATTGCCGCCACGCCGGTCGTGTTGGCCGCGCGCGGTCGGAAAAACCGCACCGTTGGGGTTGACCCCGCTGCCGGATATTTGCCCTGCAACCCGTATTGCGCGATGGCCAGGTTGAACTTGAGCGCGTCAAGCAGCTTGGGATTGTAAAAAGACTGGACCCGCGAAGCGAAGTCCGCTGGATTTGCTAATGTTACTGTTGCCATGAGTTTTCATGGCAAAGGCTTTACCGGAGGGTCACCAATTCGCGCGCCATGCGTTCCAGGCCCGCCTCGTCGTCGTCGGCGCTTGCGGCGCCGTAGCGGGGAGCGGTGGTGGAACTGCCGGGCGTGGTCAGGGCTTCCAACTCCTTAACCTTTGCCTTGAGTCCCCCCAACTCCTTGACCAGTTCCGGCACCCGGGCGGCCTCAGTCTGCCATTGCTGTGCCCTGAGTTCTGCCGCCACCAGTTTGGTGACGTGATAAATCATCGCCGGTTGCGCCCCGAGCTTCGGGTCGGCCTTGGCCAACACCGACAATTCCCGGGCCACCCCCGTCTGCAACGCACTGCCATCTTTGGCCAGTTCCGGATACGCTTTGGCCGCTTCCAGCGTCCACGCCTTGCGCGACTGCTCAAACTGCGCGGCGTGTTCGCGAAACGTGGCCGGTGGATTCCGGCGCAACTTGTCGGCGTGCTCGGCCAGGTCCTCGGCTATCGCCTCGTTCTTGGCCGACTGCTTGCGCAACGCTTCCGCTTCGTCGAACTTGCCGTTATCCTCCAATCGGGCGGCTTGCGCCATTTGATGGTCGGCCAGTTGCCGCTTGCTCGCCGCGGCCTGCTCATAGGCTTCCGGCGGGTGCTGCGGTTGCTCGGCTTGCTGGCGGATCGTGTCCCATTCCGCCCGTTGCCGGGCCAGTTCGGCGCGTTCCGTTTCCAGCTTCGCTTTCTCCGCCGTCAACGAAGTTTTCTCGGCATTGACTGCCTCCCAGGTCCTGGTCAATCGCTCCTGCGATTTCGCATACCGGGATTTATCCGTCTCCGCTTTCGGCTGGGCGACAGGCTGCTGCGTTTCTGGTTCTGCTGATTTATCGGACTCAGGAGCGGCAGCTGGTTCTGCTTCCGCCGGAGTGTCGGACGTTTCAAGGTTGGGAGTCTGAGCGTTCTCAATCTCACCATGAGCCGCGCGTGGCTCGGGCGTCGCGCTGGCCTCGGGCTTGGCTGCCTCGGGCGGGACAACGGTGGCGGCGGATTCCTCCGCCATCAACTCGTCCAGCCGTTGGCTGGCCTCCGCCAGTCCGGGCATGTTGGGATCAATCTCCACGCTCATCGGTTTGCTTACGGCGACAATTGTTCAAGCCATTCCGCTTCGCCGGGCGGAAGCTTGTCATCGGTCTTTGTGTCCGGAACGCGGGACACCCGCGAAAGTGAATGAAAATACCGCACCGCCTCGTCCCAGCCGGCGGCAATGCACGCGGGCGTCACCGTGTTGGTTTCCGCGCTCTTGCGCGCCCCGTCAATCGCGTTGGCGGCCACCAGCAACCGCAGATGCTCGGAAAGGGCCTGCCCCGTATTACTCTGCAAGAAAACCGCCAGCCTTTGAGCCGCCTCGGGCGTCCATTGCCCCCGTGTGGCGGGAACGGCGGGCGCGCTGGGCGGGTCGTTCAGGTCGGCCAGCCACCGGAAAAAGTTTGCCAGGGCGCGTTTCACTTCTGTCTTTGTGCCTTAACCTTGCCGGGTTTGGCAATTTTCTCGTTTTGAACCCTCTCCGCCGCGCCGGTTTTCGCCATTTCCCCTTTCCGCACCCCGTCCGGGCAGGTCCCCGCGTCCAGGTGCGCCTCGGAAAACTCGACCGGGATCGAATACGGCGTCCGGTAGTCATCATGCTCCCATTGCACCACCACCGATTTGCTCTCCGCGTCAAACCGCACGCCGTTGTGCGGATCCACAAAACTTCCCGGCGGCAACTTGGCCAGCACACTGGCCACGGGCACGGCAATGACGGTCTTGAACTGGCTCATAAAAGGGCGGGTTGCGGTTCGGTTGGGGGCGCGGATTGCTGTTGAATCTGCATTGCGAGTTGTTTCGCCCCGTCCGGGTTGGTCTTTTGCAACCACTGGAAATGCACGGCCAGATGTTGCTGCACGCGCTGCAAGGCAATGGGGTCCACCGGCACGGCAAGTTGTCCCTGCTTTTGCAGCCAGCCCAGCAAGATCAGGATGCGCGTGGCGTGGTCCTCTCCGGGCCGCACCGCCGCCGGGAACCCTTCCTCCAGCACCAGGATTTCCACCGCCTCATCTTCCGCTTCGCTGGCAGCCTTCTGGTTCGTCGGGATGAACGCCTTGAGCGCCAGGCGCGGGTCGTCCGCCGCCAGCGCATCCCGCGTCAGTTCCTCCATGCTCACATTCGGGTTGCCCGCAAAGGACTGCAAGCGCGCCATCGCCGTCTGCAACCGTTTCTGGCGGTTCCAGCCATCAGGAGCACCGTCTGGAAAGATCAGGTAACTGTCGTGCAACGCGGCTTCCGGCAGTTGCCCGATCTGCCCCGCCGCGTAATAGCTGAAATCCTCCCCCTTGAACTGCACCAGCAAACCCCAGACATGCCGGTAAACCTTGGTCAGGCTGTCCCGGAACATCTGCGCGTTGTCGCTCATGCCCGCGCTTTGCAACGCGCTGATGCGCTCCGTCTCGGTGGCCGTCCTGGGTTCACTCCCGGACCCGTCCGCTTGCATGATCCCAAAATCCGGCATCATCGCCTGTTGCTCGCCAATGGACCGGGCGAACATGATTTCATTGTCGTAACTGAACGGCGGCGCGGGCATCTGCACCCCGCGCAGGTTCATCGGGATGATTTCCCCCGGCTGCCAGCGCAGGTTGGCCACGTTGGGAATCTCCCCGTCCGCCGTCAACACCGGGCGGTTGCTGAAGGTGATGGCGTCGGCCTTCTCGTTCCACAACTTGGTGAGATACGCCTCCACCGGGGCCAATACCTCGGCCAGTCCCCGGGGCGAGTACCACCCTTCGTCCTTCGCCTCGGCGGCAAAGGAAAAAAACGGCAGGGACACCTTGCCCTCGCACCGATACGCGCACTGGAAGGGATCGCGAATGTGCCGGTCCGGGTTTTGCGGCGAGTAAGTGTAAACCGTGTAACTGTTGCCGGCCTTGACCCAGTGTTCCCACAACACGATGGTTTCGGCGTTGCGGCTGTGCGTCAGGCCCTCGCGCAGTTGCTTGTCCTGGACATACTGCGCCAGGCTGTCCGTCGCCTCCGCCCCCTTGATCTGCTGGATGGTTTCCGCGCTTTGATCAAAGCGCCGGTTGGCCCGGTACTTCGCCTCCGTCCAGTGCTGGACGTGAACGAATTCATCCGCGTCATCCACATCCGTCGCGCCGTCGGGCACCAGCAGAAACATCGGGTCCACGGCCTCGAACACCAGCGCGTGGTCCTCAAAGGGGTTGGTCGTCACCTTGAGCACACCGCGACCACGCAACAACATCGTGTCCACCGCCACCCGCAGTTTGACCAGGAAATTTGACCGTTGAAACACCCGGAAATGGAACCAATCCGCCGCCGCCTCGGCCAGTGTGTCAGCCTGCTCCTTCATCGCGACGAAGGAAGCCAGCCGGTTGCCCGCCGTCACCTGCCCCAGCCAGAACGGCTTTTGCTTCCGGATCGCCATGTCAATCTGCGGATAATGCCCGTCCGCCGCTGTCGGAAACGGCTTGTTGCGCCGGCGCAGCCCCTCGTTGCGCATCGTCGAATAGATGCGCTGCTTGGTCTCCCACGGCTGGCGGTCCACCAGCAGCTTGTGCGCGGCTTCAAATCGTTCCTTGCTCATAGGTCAGCCAAAATGCGCCCCGGCAATCACCGGCTCAGGCGCTTCATTCCATTCCCGCAGTTGATCCGCAAAGCTCCCGCGCTGCCCGGGCTGCTGCGAGTTCAGCCGGTGGACGGGTGACATCGCGCCCAACACCGCGTCGGCCCGGTCGGGGCTGGTCACCCCGCGCTCCCTCATGTCCTTCTTGGATTCAATCGCCAGCTTGCCCTTTGAGTGGTCCACGCCTTTTCGGTCGAGAAGTTGCGCCCGTAAATCGTCATCGTCGGGAAGAACCACTTCGCGCCGGGCAATCTGCATTGCCCCTTCGAACCACATTTCCGCCGCGAGATTCGCATAATGCTCGGAGAAGCGCGGCGCGCTGCCGTTGTTCACGCGGTTGATGCGCCAGCCCATTGCGTTGAGTTGATCGCAGATGAGCTTGCCGCCGCCGCCTTCGTCCCCGTCAATCTCGTACGGCTTCAATCCCAGGCGCGCGAACGCCGCCACGAACCGCCCGCAGATGCCGTGCAACGAATCGGCCCGGAAGGACTCCTCGATGGTCACCGCATTGCCCTCGCGCAATGCCAGCACGTTTTCGTCCCCGTCCCCGCCCCAGGCAAAATCACAGAACGCCTTGCGGTCGCCCGCCTTTGGCGCTGGCGGATTGGCCAGCAATTCTTCCAGCGCCTTCAAATCCACGATCGCGTTGGCCACCGACTCCATGAAATCGGCCTCGACCATGGACTTGAACAGCGGATGATCCGCGCCCCATTTTTCGCGCAGACGATCCACGTCCTCGGCTTTCCAGTGCGGACATTCGTCCGCGCGCTGAATGAAGGTCGTGTAAAACTTCGACCTGGTAGTGTGGCTGCGGTAAAACTCGCCCTCGGCGTAGCCCGGCGAACTGGCGATGAGCAACCGGGTTGGCTTGCACCGCTCAATCGCCTGGAAAATGTCATCCTTCACCGTCTTGGCCTCATCCACGATGATGAGCAGCGGCGCGTCCACGTCCGCGTGGTGGCCCTCGAACTTCCCCGCGTCGTTGGTGCTGAACCCCTCCCAGAAGCAGTTGACCGATTCGGTCTCGATGCGCGGCGTGTGCAGGAAATGCCAGCGCGGAAACCGGCCCGCGTGCGCGTGCAACGCGGGCAAGAGCTGGTCCTTGATCTGGCGGAAACTGCCGCTGGTGCTGATGACCTGGCCTTTGGGGAACATGCTCAGATGCCACAGGACGGCGGCGCAGATCACGCGCTTGGTCTTGCCGCCTTCGTTGCAGGACCGGAAGGAAACCGCGGCGCCCTCCGGCGCGAGCGCGCGCAACACCGCGCGTTGCTTGTCGTAAAGGTCCATCCCCAGGACGGCGGTGGCAAAGCCGTCCGGCGTGGCGAGGACTTGCGCCGGGTCACTTGCGGCTGACGCGGGCATAATCGCGGGCGCGGCTGAGAATGTCGCCAGCCAGGCCAAGAATGGAATCAGCGGCATCAATCTCCACATGTTCCGTCGGCTTCCCAAAGGCGTAGTGCAGCAAAACTTCCGGCTTCTCGACGCGCAACCGGTGGAGGATGTCTTGCAGGACGGTCGTTTTGGGATCGAGTTTTCCGTGAAGAAACGCTTCAACCGTTTTGCGAAACTCGCCCGCCCCTTTTGGCCGGCCCGAGGGATTTCCAGACTGACCCGGCTTGAAACGAGTCCGATATTTGTCTGTATTTTGCCTGTTAGCAGGAGCCACACTGCCGCCACAGTGCTTGAAAAAGGCGGAAGATTTCAACCGGCGCGTTTTGAACCCTTCGGGCGCGCTAAGGCAGGCTGCCCACGCTGCTTTTGGTCATGCCCACGCCATTGACCATGCGGAATCCTTCGCGTTCGATCCAGTCAACCGCCTCGCGCAAGGTCGCGGTCTGGTTGTCTTTCGTTTCGCCGCGCATAGGGAATCCGCAGCGCCGCATTTCATACACGAAGCGGGTGCTGACGCCCAGGGAGACGGCCAGCTCTTTGACGACAAGATGGTGTTCGCTTTTCATCGCTCGGAGAAATCCTTGGTGTTGACCGCCACGCAAATATTGTCGTCGCGAACCAAGCGGGATGAGATGCGTCCGTCCATCGCCTTTAATGCGTCAAACTCCTTGTTGCTGGTGAGGATTGTCCAGCGGCCCATCCGGCAGCCAAGCAGCGTGTTTAATTCCTCCGCCGCAAAGCCGGACGGGTCCCGCTCCGCGCCAATGTCGTCCAGGAACAGAACCGGCCAACGCTTCATCTCCTGGCGCATCTCGAAGGCTTCGCCAGTGCGAAGCTTTTGCACGAAGTCCGGCCAGAAGATGACCTTTGGAAAATAATCCAGCTTCGACCAGTCGGAATGGGACTTGGCATAATCCCAAAGCCGTTTGGCGCAATGCGTCTTGCCGGTGCCACTCGACCCAAGCAACGACAACCAACGCGGTGACTGCTTGGTTTTGAACGCCGACGCCCACTCCTGGCAAGCCGTCGCCAGTTTTTCCAGCTCCGGGTCGCCAAAGGTTTTCAGCCCGATCCACTCAACGAACTTTGGCTTTAAGACCGTCCGCGGAGCGATTGGCGTTGTAAGTCCCGAGATTACGGTCGGGATTATTTGGGCGGTTGCTTCCATGAGTTTTGCTGGGTTTTGGTTGTCGGTCGTTGGCGGCCCAAGTCAGCAGCTTGGAGCGCCATTTTATCAGCCTGCCGTATTGGTTGAGCCAAAGGTCGTTGTCCTCGTGATGATCGAAGAACGTTTTGGCTGACGACTCCGGTATGCTACGCATGGCCGCTTCGGTTTTAACCTCATCCCAAGCAGGCACAGCCGCATCAGGCCCGGTACGCGCGCGCTGTACTGGAGTCGGAGTCTCAGGCCCGGTACGCGCGCGCTGTACTGGAGTCGGAGTCGGAGTCGGAGTCGGAGTCGGAGTCGGAGTCGGAGTCGGAGTCGGAGTCGGAGTCGGAGTCGGGTGCATATGCGAACATATGTTTACATCTGTTTGCATATGCGAACATATGTTTACATCTGTTTGCAGATGCGAACATATGTTTACAGACTCCGGCGGAGGGGGGCATTTACTGTGCTTTGCGCGGCCCAGTTCCCACTTGTTCAACACCAGATACCTCTTGCCACCGCTTTGGTAGGTGAACAGAGCCTTTACTGACTCACATTCCGTCAGCAACCGCTCAATATCCGCCTCCGACACTTTGGCAATCTGTCTCTTGAATAATGAACAACGAAGCAATTCAGAGTCCGCTTCTGCCCGCCCAAAATCATCCACAAACAGCATGAGCCGCCGATAAAAAACCTCCCCCTGCCAACTCAATTGGCATATCGTCTTGCTGTCATTGATACCGTCTCTGACGTATCGGTTAGGCATTGCTCTCCTCCTTAGAACTCATCCACGGAAATTTCATTCGATTAGAGCCTCAGCGATGGTGATTGAACATCCCGGAGGCCGCGCGCTGTAAAGCTTGCGGATAAAGCCGTGGCATACCTGCTTGTCATCGGACCACAGGCCGAGAGTCGTCAGCGCGTCAAGCACTCCCTTATCGAGGTTGTCCCTATCTGGCTTTGCCGTGTGCCAGACGGGGGCGGTCGGTTTCAATTCGCCGTTGGCGCGGAAATGATCCTTCGGGCGCGGAAAATAAAACGTCAGGTCCACCCGCAGCGGTCCGGACCAGGGTGAAGGGTCGCCGGACGCTTCCCAAGCGCGTCGCGCTTCGTGGCGCACGATCATTTTCCAGTCGTCGGCGGTCTTGGGATTGTAAACCTGCGCGAACTTCCCGAAAGCCCGCGCCTTGGCACGCGGCTGCGCCTTGGGAAGTCCGGCAACAAAAAATGACAGCGGCGTTCTCATTGTGCGAATAAATTCAACTCCGACCGGTTACAATTCGGCGAAAACCAGATGGTTTCACGGTGATGGTTTTTCTTTGGTCCGATCTTCGACTGATTCCCATAGCCGCCGCTGGTGATGCCGGGCGGTGTCAACCATTCATCCTTGCCCCGGTTGGCTTGGTCAGCGGCTTTGAACAGCGATGCAGTCATTGCGACTCAACGGTTAAACCAAGCTGCTTGCAGACGGCGTGAAACTCGTCTCGCGCCTTAGCGACGGCCTCCTGCCATTCTGGGGATTGTTCTTTCCAGTTGCCACCAGAGACATTGGCCAGAACGGTCCAGAGATATTCCCCGGCATCCCTGAGT